TTGGGTCTGTGGGCCAAGGAAGTGGACAACGCAGAAATTTTCAAGATGATTTCACCCGCTTTTTCTACTCTTATCGGCGGCATGATTGGGTTCCTGTCTGGTATCAAACTCATGCAAAATGAAGACACTAAAAGCAATCCCCCCTGCAAGGACAAATAATGGCGCAGTTTGAACCAGCCTTTGAACAGATGATGCAAGACGAGGGCGGCTACGTCCTTCACGAAGTACCCGGCGACACGGGTGGTATGACCTATGCTGGTATCGCTAGGAACAAGAACCCGCAGTGGCCCGGCTGGGCGCTTGTGGATAAGAAAGAGTTTGGTGGCTCCTTGACGCCCATGGTGCGTGAGTTCTACCGCACTGAGTTCTGGGACAAGATGCGCGGTAATGAGATTTCAAACCAAGAAGTGGCTAACACTATCTTTAACTTTGGTGTAAACGCAGGGCTAGGCATGGCTGTAAAGCTGGCTCAGTTGATTGTTGGTGCTACCCCTGACGGCGGTATCGGTGCTAAGACCATCGAGAAGCTCAACCAAGTTACTGATGGGCAGCGCTTTAAAGAATCTTACGCTCTGGCAAAGATTGCCCGCTACGTTGAGATTTGCAACAAGAATCCTGTGCAGGTTAAGTTCCTCAAGGGCTGGATTAACCGCACACTGAAAGGTTTGAAATGAGCTTGCTTGCCGTTGGATCAATCATTGAAGCCGTGGGCAAGGTTGCAGGCGACCTTATTACCACTGATAAAGAAAAGATGGAGATGGAGATTGAGCAGCGTAAGCTTGATCTTGAAGAAAAACGCATTGACCAAGCCACAGACCTAGCCCAGATTGAGGTCAATAAGATTGAAGCTGCGTCTTCTAGCGTGTTTGTGAGCGGCTGGCGACCTGCCATCGGATGGATTGGTGTAGCTGCTATGGGGTATCAGTTTCTGCTGTATCCACTGTTCCAGTGGTGCTGGAAATACTTGCAGGCTATGGGCTGGGTTCCGGTGGGCATGGATCCCCCGCCAGTACTGGACGCAGACCAGCTATGGGTGATATTATCAGGCATCTTGGGCATTGCCGGTATGCGTTCTTTTGAGAAGACCAAAGGCGTTGCCAGTAAATAAAGGTCGCCGATGCCGTTAAAAAAACTACTCCTGAAGCCGGGTGTAAACAAAGAAAACACTCGCTACACCAACGAGAACGGTTGGTACGTCTCCGACAAGATGCGGTTTCGTCAGGGTACGCCCGAGAAAATTGGCGGCTGGATACGTATTTCTGCGTATACGTTTCTGGGTACATGCCGTTCTTTGTGGAACTGGATTACGCTTAATGGGTTAAATCTTATTGGTGTGGGCACTAACCTTAAGTTCTACATTGAACAAGGCGGTGCTTATTACGACATTACACCCATTCGCGCCAGCAGTACCATTAACAACAACCCGTTTGTAGCTACAGCTGGTTCAGCAATTATCACTGTTACAGACACAGCACACGGTGGGGTGACGGGCGATTTTGTTACGTTCAGTGGCGCTGTAGGACTGGGCGGCAACATTACCGCTGCAGTGTTGAATTCTGAGTATCAAATCTCGGTTATTAATGCTAATAGTTACACATTTACAGCTACAGCTACAGCAAACGCAACGGATGCTTCTGGTTCTCCCGGTGGCGGTGCTTCTGTCGTAGCGGCGTATCAAGTTAATGTCGGCCCAGAATATGCCATTCCATTGGTTGGGTGGGGCGCTGGTGCTTGGGGGTCTGGTACATGGGGTGTTGGCAGTGCGTCAACTTCCTCTATGCGTATTTGGAACCAGCAAAACTTTGGCGAAGACTTAATCTTTGGCCCTCGCGGTGGCGCTCTTTACTATTGGGATGCCACAAACGGCGTAAATACTCGCGGCGTTTTGGTGTCTAGTTTGGTTGGTGCGGTTGATGTCCCGTTGATGCAAGACTTTATAATTATTTCGGACGCCAGTCGGTTTGTGTTTGCGTTTGGGACTAACGACTACGGCAGTTCAACAAAAAACCCAATGTTAATTCGTTGGTCTGACCAAGAGTCTGTAGTAGATTGGGCAGTAGCAGCAACCAACCAAGCAGGTAGTACTCAACTGTCGCATGGTTCTGAGATTATTACAGCCGTTCAAACCCGCCAAGAGATTGTAGTTTTTACTGATTCTGCTCTGTATTCTTTGCAATATCAAGGGCCACCAGTCGTTTGGAGCACCCAGTTATTGGGATACAACATTTCTATTATTGGCCCCAATGCGGCTGTTGCGGCATCTGGTGTTGTGTACTGGATGGGCGTAGAAAAGTTTTATAAATATGATGGTCGTGTACAGACCCTGCGTTGTGATCTTAAGCAGTACATTTTCCAAGACATAAATTTATTACAAGCCGAGCAGATTTGTTCTGGAACAAACGAAGGTTATAACGAAGTCTGGTGGTTTTATTGCTCTGCCGGAAGTAATGTAATTGACCTATATGTTACTTACAACTACTTAGAAGACGTATGGGCCTATGGAACCATGGGCCGCACAGCTTGGCTTGATTCTGGTCTTCGCGCCCACCCAATAGCAGCCACATACAGCTATAACTTAGTTAATCATGAAAGTGGTAATGATGACAACGTTACAGGTACGCCTGTAGCTATTAACGCAATTATTGGTTCCGCTGAGTTTGACATTGATGACGGCGACCACTTTGGATTTGTTTGGAGAATGCTGCCCGACATTACGTTCCGAGGATCAGACAATGCGTCACCTAATGTGACTATGACGTTAATCCCCATGCAGAACTCAGGCTCGGGATATAACGATCCTATCTCTTTGGGTGGCAATTCAAGCGCCACAATTACGCGCACGGCTACCGCTGTTATTGAGCAGTTTACGGGTCAGGTGTACATCAGGGTGCGTGGTCGGCAGATGATCTTGCAGGTAGAATCTAATCAGCTTGGTTGCGCTTGGCAGTTAGGTAGCCCACGTATTGACATCAAGCAAGACGGCAGAAGGGGTAATTCATGATTGTTATCTCTGATTTTAAAATTAATCAAGTTGCTTCGCCTAACTTGCCGTTGGCTCCAATACAGTATGACCGTCAATATGCCGATCAACTTAACAACGTTTTGCGTTTGTACTTTAACAGGGTCGATGCAATTCTTGACCAACTAAAAACAGATACCATTATCCCAGCCTTGACTAATTACACCGTGGCTACATTACCTAGCGCAGTGACATCGGGTAAAGGTGCAAGGTCTTTTGTAACAGATGCGCTACTACCTACGTTTGGATCGACTGTTGCGGCTGGCGGTGCAGTGGCTACGCCCGTATACTCTGACGGAACAAATTGGAAGGTTGGATAATGGCATTAGACCCGAACACCGCAGCATCTCTTGCTCAAGCATACGAGCAAGGTGACTTTGACCAAGTAAATAATATCTTGGGTGGCGGGGGCATTAGTGCAAACGATGTTCAAAGTTACTTTAACTTTAACGAATCTCAGATGTCGGATTTAGGAAGCGCTGGAATTAACTTTGCGCCAGCTCCTACAGAAATTGATTATTTTGCGCAACAGTTTGCTCCAGATAGTTATGCTGACGTTTTATCTGCTGTATCTGGTGGTGGGGGGTCTGTTTTAGAAGATACCTCAACTTTTAATGATAGTGAAGCTACTGGCGTTTATCAGCCACCAGCCACATCAACTGGGTTTAAGGCTTCTGGAAGCTCTGGTGATTACGAGGTTGAGCCCCCTCCGCCAGAAGACCCCACAAAAATAACCCCACCGCCCATCCCTATTCGTACTTTTACGGATACCGTTAAGACCCCTACCGGAATAGCGTCTTTACCTGTTACAAACACGGTGGCTGCGGCTGCAACTACGCCAAATAAACCCTCAGACACAGACATTGTTAAGTTTCTTACTGATAACCCAAAAATAACCGATGCAGAAATTGCTAGGATTATGGATACCACTGGTCTAAAACCAGAGGATATTGCGCGGGCTACAAAAACTAATGTTAATGACGTAACAGCTAGATATAACGCAGTAACTCCAACAACTGCGGCTGGTACAACTAAAGTAGTCGACACAACCAAAGCAGTCGACACAACCAAAGCAGTCGATACAACTGCGGCAAATTTAGTCACCTACCACGACGGCACAACATACAACGCCAACGAATTAAACGCACTAACAAAACAAATTACTGATCTTTCAAGTGCGTTGGGTGTAGATAAATCTTGGGTTGGCGGCGCGTTAAAAGCAGGTGATAACGCAAACATTGGTTTTGATGCGGCTACAGGTAAAAAGATTCTTGGCACTGACACCATTACAAACAAACAGCAAGTTGCCCTCGATATGGCGGCTAGTTTAAACAACGCTAAGATTACAAACCTAAACCAAATTGGCATGGGTGATCTTAAGGGCGATGTTAGCGCTAAAGCAGATGTTGATGAAAACGGTAATCCCACTGGTACATACTCAAAGCTTGATACCAAAACTGGGCAATACGTTCCTGTTGACGCAAAAGACGTTCGCACTGTAACTACTGGAGATGGTGAAAACCAACAACAAATACTTGTTGCTACGGGCATAACGGGAACTGGCTTAATTAACAAAGATACAGGTCAAGCTATTGGTGATGGTAGTGGACATCTTGGTTATACCGCTACAGGTAAGGATGGCACAGAGTACAAACTTAAAATTGACGAAAAAACAGGACTGCCAATTTTTTACACGCAAAGTGTATCTAGTAATGACCTAGCCAATTTAATGGCAGACCTCGGCCCAATCGCACAAATTGGTCTTGCTATTGCTACAGGTGGTTTGTCTATACCCCAGCAGATTGCCGCTAACATGGCTGTGCAAGCGCTTAGTGGTAAAGACATTGGTGATGTAATTAAAGGCGCTGCGGTTAGTTATATAGGCGCTCAAATCCCCGGCATGGATTTTATGAAAGAGGGCACTTCGTTTATCAAGGACTTAGGGTTATCGCCTGAACTTACAAACACCCTGACTAAAGGTCTACAGAACGCTGCAACTTCTACTGTCGGCGCAGTGCTTACGGGTCAAGATGCGGGTGAAGCGTTTATAAGAGGTTTTACTACCGGCGGCGCTAATGGTGCAGTCAATGCGCTCATGGGCAATATTGAAGGGTTTGGCGATCTTACACCTGCTCAGAAAAATATGGTTACCAACCTTGTAACGGGCGCGGTATCAGGTAAACCACTAGATCAGATTGTCATTAACACTGCTATTAATTTAGCTAATGCCGCAGTTGCTGACGCTAAAAGTACAGGTACAAAAACAAGCACGGAAGATACGTTAACTAAAGCTGGGCTAACAAGTACAGATACAACTGTGGGTACTACAACCCCTTCTAATTTAGCTACTAAAGATATTACTTCGTCTATTACCGGTACGGACAAAATAGACACAATTAACACTGATGTTACAAAAATTCTTCAAGATGCGGGCCTGACACAAGATACTGAGTTTGGTGACTTGCAAGGTGCTATAGATAAAAACACAGCCGCCGGTACAAAAGCCGCATCTTTTAAAGATGTTTACGCTGCTAATCGCTTAGCCTTTGGGCCCAATACAACTTTTGAATGGACTAACCCTGCAACGGGCGTAACAGGTAAATACACAACCGAGTCGGCCACAGAAGCGGAAAAGAAAGCTGACGCTAAGATTGCCTCAATTAACCAGTCTAACTTAGCCACAATTACTGACGCAAGTAGGACAGTAGCCGCCCAAAACGACACCGCTACTCGCAATGCTTCACTTGACGCAACTGCTGCACGAATTGCCGCACTCAAAACCTCTAATGCCGACAACGGTGGTAGCTACGTAAACGACGTTCAATACGATGCAAACGGCAATGTGACCGGTGGCAGTATGAACTTGTCTGAGCGCGGCAAGATTGCCGAGTACGCTGGTGCATTGGCAGTAGACTCCACGTCTCAAATTGCTTCGTTTGTTACTGGTACGCTCAAAGCTCTTAATGTTCTTGAACGCGGCGGTACAGTCGACAACGCAGTTAACGCATATTCTGATTTTGCTAAAGCCAAAACGCCCGCGGAAATGAAAGCCGCTAGCGCAGACTTCTCTAAAAACATGGCTGCGGCTAAAGATGGTTGGGATGCTTTGGCCGTTGTGGGTAAAACTATTGTTAGTAACCCCGGGTTTGTAGCTTACAACGTAGCATCCGAAATCCTTCAAGAGGGGGCGCAGCTTGTTGCATCTGGGGGTGTGCTAACTGCGGCTAAACTGGTTGGCGCTGCTCCTAGAATTGCAAGAGCTCTTGGTATTTCTACTGAAGTTGTTTTTGACATGATGGAGTCAGGTGGCGGCGCTGCCGAAGACGCTTACAAACGCGCTAAAGATGCTGGTATGTCAGAAAAAGACGCTCAAACTGCGTCACAAAAAGCGCTGGCTCTTGGCGCGGTAACTACAGGCACGCTTAACTTAGTCCCCGGCGGTAACGCACTGACTAAACAAATCTTTAGTGATTCAGCGGGTAAGATTGGCGCAAAAGAAGTAGTTACAACCGCCACTAAAGTGGGCCTTAAAGAAGGTGCTGGCGAAGGCGTAGAAGCCGGTATTATTGAAGGCGGCACGCAAAAAATCATTGATGCCAAAAAAGACCTTAACTGGACTACTATTGCCGGTACAAGCGCATGGGAAGCAGTCATTGGCGGAAAAACAACAGCCGCAATTAGCGCCGCCGACTCTACTATTTCGTCGCTTCAAGACTCTGGGTTGTCCGAAACTCAAATTAAGTCCGTTGCGGATACTGCGGCAACTACGTTAAAGAACAGCACTTCTCCAAACAATGCGTCGGATACGCTTATTACGCAACTACAAAATGCTGGACTTACAGAAGATCAGTCCATCACTGCGTCTAACGAGATTATTGGCGATCAGATTTTGGGTAGCAAAGAGACACTTGATAACTTAGGTGTTACAAAACTCGACGGTGACCAAGTTGTAGCTACAGATTCCGAGGGTAAACCCGTAACTCTTGCCGAGCTGCTTGGTGAATCGGCCACGGGCAAAACTTCTGGTGAAGTAAAAGTTGATACGTCTACAGTTATTGGTACAAATGCTAAAGGCGAAAGCGTGACTGTTGCTGATCTAACCACCAAGCTAGATACCAAGGCTGACACTAAGGCGGATACTAAAGCTGACACTAAAGCTGACACTAAGGCTGACACCAAGGCTGACACTAAGGCGGATACTAAAGCTGACACTAAGGCGGATACTAAAGCTGACACTAAAGCTGACACTAAAGCTGACACTAAAGCTGACACTAAAGCTGACACTAAGGCTGACACTAAGGCGGATACCAAAGCTGAAACCAAAGCTGAAACCAAAGCTGAAACCAAAGCTGAAACCAAAGCTGAAACCAAAACCGAAACCAAAACTGACACTAAGCTAGACACTAAGCTAGACACTAAGACCGAAGGTGAAACTAAGACCGAGGGTGAAACTAAGACCGAAGTTAAGACCAAAGCAGAGATTGACGACATCATTGACGACTTAGATGACGACGTGGTTGATAAAGTTACGACCCTGCTGGACGACCCAGTCATTGATAAAATAATTAGTGACCCACCAAAAGATCCGCCTAAACCGCCTAAAGACCCAAAAAAACCTAGCAAGCAAACTGGTCTAACTTGGCCTCAAGCCACTGCGTTGGCATCGTCTTTTGGTACGGCTCAGTTGGCCAACGTGTTCTACTACGGTAAGGACTTTGGGTCTAAGAAGCAGAAGGTCAGCAAGTCGGGCAAGTTAGATCAAGAAGAGTACAGAGCGCTAAGCGTCACCAAAGCCGGTGCTGAGGGTGAAAAGATTGAAGAAGAAGCACTTGCTCGAAAAGACAAAACCGACGAAAATGACGTCGAAGAACTGCTTAAAAAGATCGAAGGGTCAAGTGACAATGCTGCGACCCCCGAAGAAATTGAAGAAATCATAAGGCAAGGAGCCTAACATGGGTGATGAAATTGACTGGAGCATCGGTGAAACTGGTTACGACTCTGATTCTCAAGGAGAGCTCGATAACTATCTTCAAGGTGGTGGGTATTACGCAGGTGACGCAATCGCTGACGACGGCACAACTACCGGTATCAACGACCAAATTTCTAGTTTAAGTAACTTTAGCACCGCTGATCTTACAAAATTATTTGAAAAATCTCCCGTACTTTCTGGCTTGCTCAAAACAATGGGCGCTGCTGGTATTGGCTCGTTGGCTGACAAATTGATGGGTGTAACAGGCGGCCCCGGTGGTTACAAGGGTGGCATCCCTACTTTAACTGCGTCCCGTCAACAATACGCAGTGCCTATGATCGGCTCTGCTGGTACGTATAACCCCTCTGATAGCGAGATTCGTGACTATATTTCTCGCCCCGGTATTAATGATGCTATGGTAGCTCGTGGCATGAATCAATTTGGTATTACTCCAAGTCGCATTGCAAGCATTACAGGTCTTACTCCTAATGCCGTAAATCAACGCTATCAAGCAGCTTTAGGGCCAAACGTAATGGCTCGCCGACCCGGTTCTGGCGGTGTTACATACTTCAGCCCAATGCAGTACACTAAGCCCGGCGAGGCTCCTGTTACAGCAGAAGTTGCTATGCCAAACCCCGGTGAATTAGCACGATCTTTTGAAGGTACATCGCAACCTAACATGGATGAGCAAGGTAAAACTTGGGACTATGCAGCGGGTGGCATTGCCAATTTAGGTGGTTACTCAGATGGCGGTCGACTGCTCAAAGGCCCCGGTGATGGCGTGTCTGATAGCATCCCAGCTATGATTGGCAAGAAGCAACCCGCTCGGTTAGCCGACGGTGAATTTGTTATTCCAGCACGTATTGTTTCTGAATTGGGTAACGGCTCAACAGAGGCTGGTGCGCGTAAACTATACGCAATGATGGACAGAATTAAGAAGGCCCGTAGAAAGGCCAAAAACATTGCTGCTGATACTAAGTCAGACAAGCACTTACCCGCTTAAGGAACGACTATGGCTACACCTGCATCTAATAGTACCGCTGCTTCAGCACTGCCCGCTGCTGGTGGTACGTCGGAACAAACCCTATCTAGTTACATAGGGCCGTATGTAACTAATATGCTGGGTAAAGCCCAAGCTATTTCTAACGAGCCGTATCAAGTCTATCAAGGCCCCATGACTGCCGGGCAGTCTAATTTGCAAAGTAAAGTATTTCAGGGTCTAGGTAATCTTTCATTTCCCGGTAATTTGGGTCAAAGCTTTAGTTCTGGTATGGGTGGCAATACCAATAACTATGGTGGCCCCGGCGGGCCAGCGGTTATGCCTCAGCAAGGTGGTGGCCCAGTTTCTGCTGGCCCCGGCGCTATGCCCCCCATGGGTGACTACACTGGTGGCGGTATGTCACTACCCCCCGGATATAACACCGGCACTGCGCCAACGGCTCCATCTACTCAAACAGGCATAGCCGGTTTAACTGCGCCTCAAACATCTCAGCAGCCAAGCAACATTGCACAGTCGTACATGAATCCGTACTTGCAGTCTGTACTTGCTCCACAGATGGAAGAAATGCGCCGCCAATCTAAGTTAAACTTGCAACCCGGATTAGCTAAACTCACCCAAGCTGGCGGTTACGGCGGCGGTCGTCAAGCAATTATGGAATCCGAAGCAGCGCGTAATTTGCTTTCTGAGCAAAACAAAACGCTTGGCCAAGGGTACGCAAGTGCGTACGACAAAGCCATGGGTCAGTTCAATACTGAGCAAGGTCAATCTAAAGACTTGGTCAATATGCTGGCTAACGCAGGTCAAGCAGAACGTGGTATCGAACAAGAAGGTATCACCGCCGATTACAATGAATTTTTGGCGCAGCGCGACGATCCAATGAAGAAAACTCAGTACTTGCAGTCCATGTTGCAAGGTTTGCCTATCTCTACTGTAACTAATACACCCCTGCCTAAGTCTGGCATTGGTCAGTTGGTTGAAGCTTTTGGTGGTATGACACAGTTGGAAGATGCGTTGAAGAAACTTAAATTGGGTTAAAAGGTAGCAGTATGAACTTACTTGAAGTACAAGATGACCTTAACAAACTGCCAGCCCTACCCCAGTCAATTCAGTATTTGACGGCGGCGGCTCAAGGGGGTAACCCACAAGTGCCTCCATTCATGGCGCTTGCTCGTATTAGCGAAATGAATAAAGAGATACAGTTGGCGCAAAATAGGCCGCAACCACCTGCTGAACCTTTAAATCAAAGCCTGCCTAAACAAGCCCTGCAAAACATGGGTATTGGTGCTTTAGGTCAAGGACAACCCATGCCCCAACAAGGTATGCCCCAAGGTGCTCAACCCGCACCACAACAGCCACCACAAATGCCCCCTCAGCAAGCACCGCAACAAGGAGCTCAGCCCGTTCGTATGGCAGCAAACGGTGGCCTAATGGGTCTATCTGTTGACCCACGCATGTTTGAGTACGGCTCTGGTGGCATTGTTGCTTTTGAAGAGGGTGGTGAAGTTGAGGAAGAAGATGACGTTGCCGAAGAAGGTGATGTGGGGGCGGGCGAAGGCGCTCGTGTTTCCTATGACGCAGTAGCAGAACTACGTAAACTCCAACCCCAAATTGCGGCTCAGATGAAGCAAGGTGTGCGTCCTGTACGCACGCGGGCGGATATTGAAAAAGCATTGACTAAAGATTACGGCATTGATACAGGCCCAGTTGGTACTAAGTACTTAGAAGGTCTTGCGTCTCTTAAAGAAGCTAAAGCCGCCGAGCGTGCTTTGCAACAAGAAGACATTACACAACGCGAAAAGATGGCCGTGGCTAGAGCTCTAGCCGACTGGAGTGAAGGCTCTCGTGGACAAAAAGGTCTTGGTGGACTCAATGCGTTTACTCGCTCCTACACCGGCTCTGCTGAAAAACTAATGGGCGAAAAAGCCGACCTGCGTGAATCTGGCATCAAAGTGGACGAGCTGCTCAACGAAGCGCAGTACAAAGTCCAAGCTTTGCGTCAAGCTCAACGTGATGGTGACATTAAAGCTGAACAGAAGGCTGACGTTGACTTGGCTAAGATTGCTAAAGACTTGGGTGTGTCTAAGAATACGCTCATTGGTAGAGCACTTACAGGCAACCTTAACGTTATTGGCAAACAGATCAGTGCTGATGCTCAAATTCAAGCTGCTAGAGAAAGAGCTAAGGCTAAAGGCGCTGGCGGTGCAAAGAAACCCACTGACTTGGGCACATCTTACGAGATTGAATTAGCTGCTTTAATTGCTGAAGGCGAACCCGATGATGCGGCTACCCGTAAACGGGCTATGAACTTGGCTCAGGATCGTTTGAGCAAGTCGGCTGGTACGGGCCGCGTAGACGTCAGCAGGGTTGAAAAAGCCAATCAAGAATTCCTTGAAAGATATTACACTCCAGAATACTCAGACTTGCGCAAAATGCGCAAAAAGAACCCAACTGAGTATGCGGCGGGTATTGCTAAACTTAAGAACCAAATTAAAAATGAGTTTGGAATAACGCCGACTGTAATGTCTGGGGGAAATGCGCCAGCCCCCGCCGAAACCCCTGCCGCCGCTCCAGCCGTTTCAAGCACGCCGCCCGTAAGTAAGTTAAAAGAAGGTGTTGCAACAAAGTTTGGAAACGGGCAAACTTGGACTCTTAAGAACGGTCAACCAGTACAAGTGAAATAATATGGCAAAAGACGAATGGTCGGTTGTTTCCGAAACTCCAGTCGGTGCAGCCGATAATTCTGGCTGGGAAGTTGCGTCTGAAACTCCTATTGCACCCGCCCCTGCCCCTGCCGTTGCTCCTACGCAACGATTAACGCCCCAGCAAATGGAGCGATTTGTAAAACCTGTGCCGCCCATGAATATGGAGTCAAGGCTTGCCGCACAAGAAGCTAAACGCGCTGAGTTTTCTCCCCTTGAAGAAGCTAAAAAAGGCGCAGTCGGCGCGGCTACTGTTGGCATCCCAAGCTCGGTTGAGCAATTTAAATTGGCCGGTAGCGCTGAAGTTCTTGGTAATACCATCCAACGCTTAGAGTTACTGGACAAGATTGATAAAGGGGAAATTAAGTCCCCCAACGAGTTGCCTCGTGACCCACAAGCGCGTATGTACTTTGCCTCTAATCCAGAGGTGCGTGGCCGACTGCGTCAAGCAATCAATAATGACCTGACCAAAGATCAAGGGTTTGTAAACACCTCCCTTGGCCTACTTGAGCAATACAAACGAGAAGCTAAAAAGTACGAAGGTCGTCAAGAGAAAGTCTTGGAGAGCGAAAGCGCCGCAGACTTTGGTAATTGGTTGGCTAAAAACATTGGCTCTGGCGCTGTCTATGCTATACCTTCCATCATTGCCGCTATTACCGCAAAACAACCGGGTCTGTTGACTGTCGGCACGGGCATGGGTTACACCGAGGCGGTTAACAATCGTCTAGATGCACTGGCCAAGGAACTGCAAACCCTACCGCCAGAAGAAAGAGCTGCCCGTGTAGCTCAAAGGCTACAAGAAACCAACGATGTTAATACAGCCATTGCTATTGCCTCTGGTGCGCTAGATACAGTGCTTGGCCCTGCCGCTTCTATTGCTAAGCAAGGCATTAAGAGCTCGATCCAAGGCATGGGGCGTAAGGGTGCGGCCAAAGAAGCTATTAAAGAACTGCCTAAACAAGCTGGGCAAGAGTTTGTAGCTGGTAGCGCCCAAGAAGCCGCGCAAATCGCGGGTAAAGTTAATGTTGGCGAGCGCGATAAGTTTGCCACAATGGAGACCGCCAAAGACGTTTTAGAGTCTGGCCTTGCTGAAGCCGCTGGTTCTCTTGGCCCAACCGCCGGTATGGGCGCACTGCGTGTAGCTACAACCCCAAAAGCTGAAGCAGTCGTTACAGAAAAGATTGAGCCAACATTAGACCCATGGACGGTAGAAGAAGAAACTCCCATAGCCCCCGTTGACAAGCGTCAAGCGCTAAAAGATGCACTGGCCAAACGCATGAAACCTGCGGCTGAGGTACAACCTGCGCCCCCTACGGTGGTATCGGAAGCTGCTCCTACGGAAGTAACTTCAGAGGTACAACCTGCGCCCTCCCCAGAGTTTGAAGTACTTGTAGCAAAATACAAAAAGCGTGGCTACATGCCTGAAGACGCCGCTACACTAGCGCGTAACGAGATTGAGGAAGCAAATGCGCCTATTGAAGAGGGAGCAAAAGATGTTACAGAACCTATCAGTAAAGCAGGTGGAGAGAGCTCTGCGCTACCTGCACAATCAGCCGACGACGTTTCCGCCACCGGAGGAGTTAGAGAAGCTGAACGAGATGGAGTGGTTTCTATTAGACCGAATGTTGCAGAGCCTGCTGAAGGAAAAGGAACTGAGCCCGTTGCAGTAACGGATGAAGAAGCGTACGCCAAACGTACCAAAGACGATCCAACCGCCCCTGCCTATAGCGATACTGATGCTCGTATTAAACGTATTGCTGACCGTTATGAACAGGCAGGTGATACAGGCACGGCTATGTTGGTTCGTGATATACCAAATAAACGTCGTCCTTCTCTTGTAGAAACAGCGGAGTTGGAAATTGACCAAGATCAAATATTTAAAGAACGAGCAGAAAAAGCATCTACTGAAACAAAAATAGAAACTAAAGGAGCCGACGTTGGCACTGAAACCACTGAAACCGTCAAAACAACGCAAGAAGGACAAGAAGCACCAGCAGCCGGAACAGTAACCGGCAAGCAACGTGGTCGGCCAAAGGCTGACATCACTGAAGAAAAGCGTGCGGAGAAAGAGAAAGCCCGTACCGAAGCCCGCGCTGAATACATGAAGGGCGAGCGTGCCTTGCCTAAACTTCAAGCCCAGTTGGAAGAAGCCGCCACCCCTGTTGACGAAACTAAGTTTGCCGACGACCTAGAGTTGTCTTCTGCCCAAGACGAGAAACGTGCGCTTAAGCGAGACACCATCAATGCAATGATGGACTTGGAAACTAAGCACCGTGGCACTGCTCTGGGTAAACGAGTTAAAACCGCACTTGCTGACCGCTCAAAGATTTCCCAAAAAGATTACGATGACGTGCAGGCTGGACGCAAGTACAAATCCCAAGAGCGCGTAAACAAAAGCTCTGCAAGTAACGCAGAAGTCGAAGCCGCAGACGAAGGATTTAAGAAAGCTAAGAACGCCGCGCAAGCCATTAATCAAGTTATTAAGACAGGGACGGCCTTTCAAAAGTTCTTGGCCAAACGCCTACGTGGGCTGGTCAACGGCGTTAAGTTTGTTGTAGTTGAAGAAACCGACCCCCTACCAGAACAACTGTCTCGTCATCAAGAGGCTTGGGGCAATGACAACTCCCGTGCCCGTGGTGTGTATTTTGAGAACACAGCTACTGGTGAAAAGATTATCTATGTGCGCGGGTCTAGCGCCGGTGACTTCCAAGGTATCAATAACACCACAGTACTGCACGAGTTACTTCATGCTGCAACGCAGCAAAAGCTTGAGCTTGCCCTTCTTGCCGTTCAACGTGGGTTCTCAGGTGATGCCAAACTAACCCGTGCGTACAACAAGCTCATCGACGTGATGAACAACGCAAAGGATGAGTACAACCGACTGTCTAACTTGGGCGAGCTGCCCACAGATATTTACTACCTAAAGACCGTGTCTGGTGTGTTCAGCAACCCGCACGAGTTTGTTTCCTATGGCATGACCGACCCCTACTTCCAGAAGTTCCTGATGGGGGCTTATGGTTTTGAAGAAGACACAGGTCTATTCAACCGTTTTGTAGACGCAATTCGTGAATTGCTCGGTATGGGGCTTGACTCCATCAACGCTCTGTCTGACTTGATTCTTGTTACTGATGAGATTCTGACGGCTAAGCTAACACCAACAATGAAGATGATTGCCAAGGCTGACAAAGCTAACGCAATCCGTGAAGGCCGTGGTGAGAAAGTTTCTGCGGCTAAAGCTAAGGCCAAAGCCAACGCTAAAAAAATTACCGCTGCCGAGAAGAAAATCTTGCGTAGCAAGGAAGCGCAAGAGGTAGTCAACGGCATCAACACGTTAGTTACGTTACGTGACCCCAACATTTTCTTGGACACTCTTGCGGCTATGTGGAGTGGGTTAAACGTAGTAAAGTTAAAAGCGCTGATGCCTGCTATTCAAACTAACGTTTTAGTTGAGTGGGGCACTAACCTTGGTATTACGCACATGGATAAAACATGGCGTGCTATGCAAGATATGGGTGCTATGCGCATGAAGATGCTTGGTGGTGCTTCAGATGTAGTAAACAAATGGCTAGACGTCCAACCCGGTATGTACGGCAAGCTTGTTAAAGGCAAGAAGAATGAACTTGCTGAACTATCCGCTGTAATGCACTATGCTACAGACAAAAGCATCGACCCCGCTACAAACAGAAAAGACGCCGCGCTTAACAAGATGTGGGACGGCCTAAGCGATAAGGCCAAAGAGATCTACGTTGACGTACGTGATTACTACAAATCTAACTTTGACTTGTACCGCTTGCTGTTAAACAACCGCATTGACGCAATGAAGATCCCCGGTGATGCCGCTGACCCCGACACACCCAAGGGTAAGTTAATGGCTGAGATTAAGAAAATGTACGAGACAGCAAAGGGCCTGTCTCCATACTTCCCATTGATGCGTTACGGTGATTACTGGTTGCGTGTGGGCTCTGGTAAGAAGAAAGAGTTCTACATGTTTGAGAGCGTAGTCGACCGAGAGTTGTTTATGCGTCAGCGAGTGCGTGATCTGCAAAAAGACGGTGACACTCGCAGTTTAGAAAAGATGAAAGCCGATCAAGATATTGAAACCGGTAACGACTTAAAGGGCTTGCGTGATAAGAGTACGACCAATGACACTGCGCCTTTATTAAAGCAAATCTTTGAGTTAATCGGTGATGGCATGAGTGAAGTCGATGCCGAGGCGCTTAAAGATCAAATCTATCAGTTGTATTTAACCACGATGCCGGAGCAGAGTTTCCGTCGTCAGTTCATTCACCGCAAAGGTACTGCTGGTTTCTCGGGTGACGCGCTGCGCAACTTTATTACGTCATCCACTAATATGGCCAACCAACTTTCGCGGTTGAAGTACGGCCCCGTAATGCTTCGTGAAGTTGATGCCGCCAAAGAAAGTCTCAAGGGCAACCCTGAGAAAGACAAGCTAGAGATGCTGGTCGATGAGCTTGGTAACCGTGTTCAGTTAGAAGTCTACCCACCCGCCGTAGATTCTGTAGCGCAAAGCGCGGCTAACTTTGCAAACAAGTCGGCGTTCCTATACTTCATGACTTCGGTTAAGACCGCTGTTGTTCAGTTCTCCTCACTGCCTATATTTGGCGCACCTGTCCTTATATCTCGCCATAGCCCCGCCGCTGTAGCCGCTGAGATGGGCAAAATGATGCTGATCTTTAACGACGTCGGTATTATTGATAAGGATGGAAACCTTAAGCAGTTGTCTTTAGCTAACTCTCGTCGCGTTAAGATGAACGAGGAAGAGCAACTGGCTATTGAAGCAATGACAGATCGTGGTGTCAGTGAGATCACGATGGCCTACGACTTAATGGATCGCCGCAACACTCCGACAACTAAATACTCTGGTGCGTGGAAGTCAGCAACTAACATGATGGGTGGTTTGTTCCACCACGTTGAGCGTTTAAACCGCGAAGTTATGTTTATGACTTCATTCCGTTTAAGCCGTAAGCCCGGGCCAAATCAATTATCTTTTGACGACGCCGTCGATCAAGCAGTTAAGGATACCTACGATGCCCTTGGTAACTTTTCTGAGCAAAATCGTGCGCGTGTCATGCGTGGCCCGCTTGGTCGTACGTTTCTGCAATTTAAAACTTTCCCTGCTTTCGTAACCACATACTTGGCTCGTAATGCCTACCGCATGATGGCTGGTATGGATGCGGCGGCTAAGAAAGAAGCGGCTACTCAGTTCTTTGGAACTTTGTTTATGTCAGGCTTGCTTGCCGGTTATGTTGGTATCCCCGGAATTAGCGCGGCTATGGGTGCTGTGCAAGGTATTATTAATGCAATGCGTGACGAAGACGATGAAGACCCGTTAGAAGAGCGCGATCTTGAATTCTGGGGTCGCAGTGTATTTATTCCTGAGTTCTTTGGTGAAGCCCAGATTGGTGGATATAAGATTAGTGAAATTATTGACTCTGGTTTAATCGACACTATCTCGGGCTACAACATGTCCAATAGCTTGTCAATGAACAACATGTGGATGCCGGAGTTAAAAGAACAACGCAACCTTGAAGATACAGTGCAAGAATACGCGCTGTCGTTGATGGGGCCGTTTGCTAGTTTGGCGCTTAATCAAATTCCTTCTGGTGTTCGTTTACTGCAAGAGGGTAAAATCATGCAAGGCTTGGAAAGACTTCTCCCTGCCGCCCTGCGTCAACCATTAACTGCGGTTCGGTACAGTCAAGAAGGCGCTACAACAAGTACTGGCGCGGTCATTAGGGAGCCAGAAGAGTTTACAAAAGCGCAACTACTTGCCCAAGCAGCCGGTGCACGGACTACAGGTTTGGCCTCTGCGCAAGAAGCTAATTTCAAAGCCAATGCGCTCAAAGCTAAAGTGGTGATTGAGAAAGGCAAGCTCGTTAATCGTGTTGATTTAGAAGCCACACGTGGTGATGACGAAGCCTTTGACGATGCACTGGAAAAACTAATTGCATTTGGTGCGCGTAACCCACAAGCTAGGATTGATGGCGGTGACTTGAGTAAGTTAGTTCAAGCGCGTATAGCTAAACGTGCCAGATCTGATCGCGGGTTTGATGTAGACAAGAAGTTCTACCCGTACTTGGAGCAGTTACTTGAGTCCTCCCGCGAGAAGCTTGAAAGAGAAGCGGCGAAATAAAAAAACCCCCGGGGATTAGCCGGGGGTAAAAGGAGAGGCAACCAAAATAAACCGTCGGCAACTGCTTCCCGACAACTGAAGTTTAGCTCAAAGCCTCCACACTCGCAAACCTTTTATGCCGTCTTCTATGACTACTTTCGTAAGTAGATCCATCTTTAGTCGGCGGGCCACTCGGTCAAGTTCCGCTTTAGCTTTTGCTGTATCAATGCAGGGTACAAAAAACGAGTACCCCTTGCGGAACTTAGCCCAGTTAACCTCATAGTGAACTGTCTCGATTTTCATCGGGTGTATCTATGTGAATAAAATCAGACCGAGACGCATCAAACATCAAGGCACGCACTGCGGGGGACACAACCTTCATGCCCTTAGCCATACGCTTGTTGACTGCTTCTTTAAATACATTAGCCTCTTTTAACTCTTTAAGTAAATCTTTGTAGTTAATCTGACGCTGAACGCAAAAGTCTTTAAACGACTTAGCCGCAATCCATAACAGTTTGGTATCCGGCTCGTAGCGTATAAGCAGTTCACCCTTTGGCTCCATAGTCGGCATAGGAATCATGTTGCTTCGTGCGTCATTCTCGCCGTTCACAACCAAAGCGTGGTTCATGTGGCCGTTAATAAACTCACCAAGCGTAGAGGCGGGGTTGCTGACTGGGGGCTTAATATCCTCACGCATCTCGCCGAGCATGCCTTTAAGCCAGTCGTACACAGCCTTCATATCGTAGTCGTGCAGTTGCAAGTTCTTAGCGATCAGGCCACCGGCAATGTTACAGGCGGCTACGGCTGACCAGAAACGCTCACGTTGTGTAAACTTAACTTCTTTGTCGAGCTTAGCCTGAATCTTGCGCACTAGGTCTTTAGCATCTTCCAAGTTGTTGACAAGCCATTGGGCGTAAATCTCACCGGCAAACCCGTAGTTCTCCCGCAGTTGATGGTCAAACATTTGCTTGCCGACTTGCACGTCAATCAGGTTGTTGGGCTTGATCTCATACTCAAGTAGACGCATGGACTCACCATCGGGGGAATCTTTTGCCGCACCAAGCTTTTGGTAGAAGCTAGCGTTTGAGGACGTTAAGGTCATCCCGTTCCAGCTAGTTAAGTTAACACGCTCTTCGTTGACCGAGCCCCGCATCTTGTTCTTGCCCCGACCCTGCGAGATGCTGTACGACAAGTCAGAGAACTCCATAGGGCTGGTGTTCGTAATCTCGTCGATTGTGTTGGGCAGGTTGTTCATTACACCAAGCCTGTGCATCTTTGCGTTGAACGTATCCTTCCAGATCGAGGCGTTCTTAACGGGGTGACCCCATACACTGTTGCACATAAACAACGCTGTCGACTTACCCGAGCCTGAACTGCTGTGAATCAAGTTGATGATTGCACCAGACATACCTGTAAATTTTAACAGTGGTGAACCAAAGGCCGTCAGTGCCGCAAAAGCATGGGGCTCAAGGCCGGGCTTTGCATACATGTTGAAGACTTCTTTCCACTTATCAAAGTCACCGCGCTCGTTGAGGTGCTCGGCTACCGCCTTTGTAATGTGTGAGGGCGGACTGTAATACACGCCGTCTTTTGTAATCTCTCTATCGCCAAGAATAAACTTGCTGTCGTTATCGACCCAACCAAACTGTGTTCTCATAATATCTGCCTTCCGCATAACTTGTAAATTTTTAACTGCTGTAATCACATACACGCACATGAGGTCAACTTGCTTACTAAACAAGCCCACACCCTTAGACGCTAGCGCTTCCCGCAGTTTGTCTTTTGATGAAAGTACTCCGAGTGGGATTGCAAACTCCTTCATGCCGTCCCTTGGTAGGTGCAATCGGAATAGCAATGTCTCCCCAATATCGGGGTCTGTTAGCCGCTTGATGATGTACAGGTCGTGCTCATACACAAGGTCTGGTTCTGCTTCGTCATCCGAGGGTCTGCGGTAGATGCCGCCGTTTTTACCCCTGAAGAATGGGAATGGATACTCAGGTATGCGTACTGTCTCAACCTCACCGTCTTTGGCTTCAACTACTACATCGTAGTCTTCGTCTTCGGCTTCCTCGATCTCCACACCAAGCATGATTGGTGACTTGATCTTGCCCTTGTGTTTACACCCTTCACAACCTGTGGGGTTCTGCTTCTCAAAGGTAGCGCAGTGATGCGGCCCACCCGTGCGTTGCAGGTCATTAACTTTGTACTCGGTCTTAAACCGGTCATAGTCGGGATGCTCCGCGGACATTTTGTGTATTGCGGAATCTCGGTCGATGCAAAAAGTTGCAATCGAAAGCGCTGAGCGCCATAAGTTGTAGTCGAGTGTGGCTTGATTCTCATAGCAGTGCATCAGTTGGTTACAACCTTCACCCTGCGCTGACTTCAGCATTATTGTTTTAAAACGCTTCACCTTATTCTGCATCACCGATTCCATCAAAGGACTCATGGTGCGCGGAATAAAGTCTGGCCGCTCGTCTTCCAACTCTGGGTCGGGTGCGCCGAGTAGCTCTTTCACTTGCGCGTAGGTCATACGCTGAGTGATTTCGTTAAGAACCGTTACTTCTACCGGTTCAGCTTTAAAGTTGTATGTGCCGGGGACACGCAGTACTCTGGATGCTTCAAATACAGCAGGGTCGACAATGAATCCTTGCTCTACGCACAACTCACGAAGGCGGTTTGCAAGGGGTTCCCAATCTGTGCGAGTTATGGTCTCTTCTAGCAACCAGTATGCGTGGATGCCATAGCCTGAACTAACTAAAATCGGTTGCGGTAACCCTACGTTTTTACAGAACTTCTTGAACTCGGCAAGACCTGTGGCTTGGTCGATGTAACCTTTGATAATCCCCTTTTCATCGGGTACAGCCTTCGTGGGGCCGCAATCAATATCCATCCACAATGCGCGAACATAGGCAACGTTTTCATGTGTGCGGTTGTTGAGCGGGCCGAACTTGGCACAGCCAAAAAACACATCGAACTTGTTGCTTACTAGCGTCTCAATCTGCTCATCTACTTCTGCTCTCGTATCGTAAAACTTCTGATCTGGATACTTCCCTAGCCCAAACACACAGTACCGACCCTCTGTGGGTAGTACTGCGTCTAGTAGGTCAAAGTGGGTCATATTTTATTTTTGCTTCTCTTTGGGCTTTTTTGTAGGTTCTCATCCATTTAATAATCCGGAAACCGTTTTCTTTTGAGGGGTGGGTCTCCCCCGTCAGCCAGTTGTAAATCGTCATTCGACTTACCCCTAGGGCTTCTGATGCTTCGGTAACCGGAATATTGTTACGGAGTAAGAACTTTCCTAAAGCCACATCCAACGACTTAGAAGTATCGTTTTTAATGGAGTCAACTAAGCGTTGGCTGTAACCATAGGACATATTTACTCCTCGTCGCTCCAAGCCTTCACCACGGAATCCAAATCCTTCTTGGTCACAGGTGCAGGCGCGGTCTTAGCGGGGCGCTTGATTGGCTCGTCAATAGCATCAACCTTTGCGGGTGCTTCTGCTTTAGGGGCAGGCGCTTCCAACTTAGCGGGCTTACCTGACATGTCTGCTTGGTATGGTGTCATAACGACCATCTTCAGCACTTCAGGAGTGTTAGCCACTTTGCTAGTCACAGCGTACTGTGCCTTGTTAATGTACTTAGTCGGCGTAAATAACACAGACTGATTGTCATTGTCTTCGTTGAAACTAATTTGCGTCACAACGTAGTCCAAGCTCTTGCCGTTATTGGACAAGTACTTAGAGTAGTTTTCAAACGTGTGCGTGTTATCGCCTACGCTTTCACCAAACAAAGACTTGGATGCCAAGTTCATTTGGTAGACTGAACCTTCAAGGGATGTACCGAAGTCTTCTTCCAACACAAGCGCAATGCGACGTGAATAGCGGCAAGCCTTAGAATTACCTTGGCCTGAGCCTTTGATATTCTGCTGGCAACTATCGCAACGATCTGCTTGGGGGTTGGCTGAACCTGCATCGGGTGCACGCCCATCGTTAGAGAAGCAATCAGGCGCAGTCGGCTCGGCATCAGGGCTCCACTGCTTAACGTAGAAGATACGGCCTACAGCGGGGGATGCGTTGACAACGACGGCATTTAAATTGCCTTTGACTTTACCCATCTCTTCGCCGCCGACTGTCTTACGAAAAATGCCATTCTTAGGCACAATGCGTTTGACTCCGGTACGACCAGCGAGTTGTCGTGTAAGGTCGCTAACTCCTGCGGTTTGCAAGAAATCGGGGAGGTCTTCGTTGAGGATTGTAATGTTACTCATTTTCAGCTTTCTTTAGAACGTCTAACTACCACGGTGTATTCACTTTCGACATTTAGCCCCTTCGGGTAAAGGTCTGGATTCTCAGCGAGAAAGTCTTTCATGTTTGTTTGATGAAGTCTTTTCTCTAACAGGCCAAATGCTCCAGTCTCTTCAATGAAACTGTAGATTGAATCCCAATCGTTTGTCCAATACCGTGACTTAATTGAACGCATGATCGTGCCATGTGGGGTGCGAATGCTGTCGGCATTCATGTCTTTGCATACGTCGAGCATTTCTTGTGCTAACACTTTCATCTGCTCTTCGAGGTCTTGATCTTCGGCTTCAAACACTTTCTTGTTTGCCGCCCGCTTGTCGCGTATCTTGATATAGATTGAGGTCAATCTGTCCAAGTCTACGGAGGTGACTTTGTCTTCAACTTCTTCCATCTGATTCTCCTGATTGTTAAATGTGTCGCAGTGGCAGTTCACATAAAGCAGTGATTTCAAAACATTTAACGTCTGCAACGGCGCTAACCCGTTACCCATCACTGCGACACAACTCTAATATAACACAACATTTGACATTGTCAAGAGGCGTCTAAAAATTCCTGTCGATAAAGATCAATTATTTTGTTATGGTTCGCCACGTTGTTACGCAGCAAAGAATATAAGCGCTTCTCCGTTGGGCTTCCGTGTATGTGTACGATAGTCATTGGATTGCGTTGGCCGGGCCTGTCGATGCGTGCGTTTGCTTGAAGATACGTTTCAACACTGGAGGTGGGAGCGTACCAAATAACAGTGTTAGCCGCAGTTAGTGTTAACCCGTGTGACGCCGCTTGCGGTTGGATGATGAGCACCCTAGGGTTATCCCGTGTCTGAAACTCTTTGACAATCTCTGCGCGTCTGTTAGCAGACACAGACCCGTTAATGACATTGCATGTAATACTATGTTTGTTTAAGTATTTGGTTAACAACTCAATCGTGTGTGTAAACGGAACGAATACAAGAACCTTGTGGCTTGACTCGTCAATCACTTCGCGCACAACTCTAAGGCGGTCGGTTACATCAAACTCAATCACTTCGCCCGCATCTGAGTACACTGCACCGCCTGAGATTTGCAAGAGCTTGTTGAGCTTTACTGCGGCGTTAATAGCTGTAACCTCTTCACCTGCTGCCTCAATCAACATCTGTTTCTTAAGAGTGTTGTAGTACTTTAACTGCTGTGGTGAAAGTGGAGCCTCTCGGTCAACAGCAGTAACTTCGGGCAAGTCAAGGCAGTCGGCTTTCTCAAAGCGAATAGCAGGCTGAAGTATCTTGTGTACAGTTGCTTCCGCAGTGGGCTTGGGTATCCACCGGTAGTCAGTAATCTTGTGCATAACTGCATCGCGGAACTGACCAAAGAAAGGTGACACACCCTTGGGGTTCACGAGCTTTGCCAATCCGTAAGCATCCACAGGAGACTGAGCCGCTGGTGTACCCGTCAACATCCACAAACCTTTTACCACCTTGGTAATGTCCCGCATAGTCTTCCATCTGTCAGTCTGCGCGTTCTTGTATGCAGATGCTTCATCTATTACAACAAGGTCAAACCCACCCGCCATGATTTCTTTCTTGACGATCTCAACGCCATCAAAGTTAATAATGACAAACTCAGCATCGCTATTTATAATTTCTTTGCGTCTTTCTCTTCCGCCATGAGCTATGGCTACTGTGCGATGCAGAGCAAACTTAAACAGATCCTCTTGCCATGCGGCCTTCATCACCGACAGAGGGCAGACGATAAGCACTCGGCTAATTACTCCAACCTTCATCAAATAATCTACCGCCCAAATCACTGATGCGGTTTTGCCTGTGCCTTGCTCGTTAAAGCAAAAGCTCTTGCGGTTGCTGATTAGAAATTCAGCGGTAGCCTTCTGATGATCGAACGGAGTAAAGCCATGGGGTCTTGGCCAGTCGTACTCTGATAAGTTCATTTTTTCTTACGTTCTTTGGCACTTACTTCTGTCACCAATTTGTGTTGTGAGTTACGCTTGAACGAGCGATTGGCTGATGGGGATTGCACTTTCGTGCCGTCTTTGTTAGAACCACCTTTGCTCAGCGCCTTGACGTGGGCAATGTCCTTGCCTTCCCTAGAATCCGCAGTGCCATCGTTGTTCTTGTCGGGGTTCTTTTTGTCGTACTCGTTACGGGCACGTTGGCGTTCCATTCGTGCGGGCAACTCGCCACGCTCGACTTGTTGTTGGTATTCCTTTTTGTAGGGGCGGGGTTTGTTTACGTAAGGCATATCTATCCTTTGTTGTATTCACATTGTTTAACTGAACACCACTTACACAGTGGCCCTGTCTTGGGGTTCCACACCCCGCTCATGAATGCACCTTCAAGCCGCTCAATGTCGGGCAGTACTTTTTGTACATACACAGACTTCATTTTCGCATCATGTTCTGCTTTTACAAACTCTTTGCTGACTACGAACATAAGCGCAGACTTGACCCGCTCAATCTCGGGGTACTTGGCAAACAAGGCAGTGGCAATTAAGTCTAGCTGACCCATGTCGGCATAACGTGCGTTCTTGCTTGTCTTGTAGTCGACCGAGTAGGCTAACTTCTTCTCGTGGTTTATGATGACCAAGTCGGCAATGCCATGCCACCACACGCCCTCGGCTGAGAACTCGCAAGGCTCTAGGTCTTTGGTTAACCCTAGTTTTACCTCGCAATGCTTCTCTCCGGGGATGGCGTTTAGTCTATCTAGAGAAGATTTAAGGTACGCAAACTTCTCAGGTATGGGCGTGCTATCTCGAATGTATTCCTCGGCAACGGTGTGCATCTCTTTGCCGTACAACGTAGCGGTTGTATCTCCCTCGATTACATCCTTGGCAACCTTGGTATGGTAGTACTTCTTAGGGCACTGTTGGAAAGTCTTGAGACTACTGAATGACCAAATTAACTGTTTCATAAGTCTTCCTTTGTGTACTTCTTCCAAATCTCTTTTGCATCCATTTCCCAAATGTCGGCTACCAATTCCTTTAGCTCTTGGTACATCTCGGGCTTCTCTATCTTTAGGTTCTCTACCCATGGCGCATCTTGAAGCGCGGGTCTAAGCTCCCACCACAATTTGCGTTTCTTAGGCGTTAAAAAAGCCCCGGCTATAAAAGCCTTTGTTTGTATTTCTTTCTCTATTTCTTTTTCGCGCTCTTCCCTAGCTTCTTTCCATTTCTTTTGTATGCTACGAAGTTCTCTTTTCTTATCTTCTGTTGTCTTATAGTAATCCTCGGGCATCCAAATTTGTCTTAGTATCTCGCTACGCTCCGGCCTCTTCATTTTACGTAGCGCTTTAGCTTCGATCTGCCTAATGCGCTCGCGTGTTACCTGAAATCTGTTCCCGACTTCTTCTAGGGTGTAATCACAGTCCAACTCAATACCAAACCGCATACGTAATACTTTGGATTCCCTTGGCGTAAGAGTGTCTAACATATCCCGAACGTGCTTGGCTAACTGCGCCTTGCATAGCTCTTCATCAGGGTCAATAGTTGGTTCTTCCTCGTATGGTAAGCATGGGAACTCAGGCAACATCGAATCTTCTTTGTAGCCATGGTAGTAGTAAACTTTGATAAGCTCTTGGCTTGCGCCCGCAAGTGTGCCGTAGGGTATGGTAGTCCCCCTGTTTATTTTGCCGTATGGCCTATTCTTCGGGGGGAAAACGCTTTTCATAGTATTCTTTGCGGTCGTTGTAGCTCCATCGCTCCCATGAGTAATGAATCTCGGGGAACCGCTTGTGCCAGTATTTCCACAGTACACGTACTCCATTTTCAACAAGCCCCATAGCTTTGCCCGTATCCTGATTCACAATTAAGCGGTAAGTCCTTCGCCCACTTGGGGCGCATACGCATACACATCTCTACGTATTCTTGCGCAGTCTTAGCTTCGGGTGTCGGCGCTATGCAAGCAATCGCATCATGCACAGTCATCACAACCTTGTACTTCTTAGCGATCATTAGCATCTGCTCACCAATCACAATACGGGCTAGGGCTTGGCACACATTCTCAATCACCTTGCCGCCATAGATTCGGTTGGGGATAGTGGCTTTGCCTCGCTTGGTGTCGTAGACCATCTCGGCTTTACCTTCCTCACTCTGAAGTATTCGCAGGTTTGGGTAGCGCAAGTACAAACCATTGGGAAGCAAAACACCGTTGTTGCCTTCTATTTTTAAGACACCATCGCGGCCTAGCGCCATTGAATTGCCCCGCAAAATTGCCTCTAGCGTAGTCCCTGCTTTCTTCCAAAGTGCAGTAATTTTCGGATATGTGGTGCGGTACGTGTCGATAATGCGTTTTGCTTCATCCAGTTCAATCGCCACGTTAAAGTTCTTGAGTTGCGCCTGAAACTTTGCCGCACCCATCCCGTACCCACAGCCAAGGATAGTGGTCTTACCAACGAATCTCTCGTCTTTCGTAATCTCCGAGATGTCCTTGCCATAGATAGCAGATGCCATGATTTTGTATACATCCTCGCCACGATCAAATGCCTCCACTAAGTCGTTCTGTTCCGCAAGCCATGCTAGCGTACGGGCTTCAATCTGTGATGAGTCTGAGTCGATCATCACGTATCCTGTTGGCGCAAAAATAGCGTGTTTCAGGGGGGAGTTGCGGGGAATGTTTTGTAGGTTGAGCTTATCATCACCGCCCCACCGCCCTGTGTGAGCGGCATAGTATCGCAAGGGAACTGGCATAAGTCCACGTTTGGCAATCCCAATAAACCTTTCGGTTCGCGTCTCCTCGATGGTCGACTTCGTGCCAAGGCGTGCGCCTACCAATGCCTGCACTGCGGGATTTTTATGCTCAAGTAATGCTTTGAACTCTTCATCAGTCTTAGAGAAGGCGTAAGTCTCTTTGCCTGTGGTTAGGCTAATCTTCATTGGCGGTGTAGCACCAGCGGCTTGCAACATAATTGCAAACTTTTGGTTGCTCATTAAGTCGCCCTTTTCGTAAGCGCCTAGTGCCATCGCTTTTAAATCCTGTACCGATTCCAAGTGGTCACCGAGTACTTGCAAGTCCAGCGCCAAAGACGGTTCTGTGAACATGCGTATGGTTAAGTCAATTAAGCGCAGTTCTACCTGTGGAAAGTCTTTGCTCATATTGCCAAACAACTGCCATGTCAGGGCTACATCGTTCATGCAGTATTCCCCATACCTTGCTAACTGTTCGGGGGAAAAGTCGATCCGTCTCAAACCAAGGGCGTTCTCAACTTCTGTACCCTTCTCGCCTATGCCGTAGTACTGCGCTAGCACCTTGAGACTGCCCCCTACGTTAGTGCCATGCAAGGCTCTGCCCATGGAGAGTGTGTCCAACCAACCCTTTGGTTTGATGTTGAAGTGCCAACTCAGGATTGCCCCATCGAATATGGCGTTGTGTGCTAGCGCCAATGAATTGCCCCAATCGAATTGCTTGAGGTACTCGGCAGTCTGAACCATCGTTCCGCTAAACCATTCTGGCTCTCCGTCATCTACCTGCACTGATACCCCTACGACATGGAACTGTGGGTCACGGATGTACTCTTCGGTAGTCTGCTTAGCAAACCCAATCTCGCGGGAGTAGAACGTCTCAAAGTCGATTGTTATAATTTGCATTTCATACACTCCGCAATTACGTTCTCAAGATATTGCATGTTATCTTCGCGGATAATCATTGGATGCCCACCGCTACGCTGAATATGGTCGAGGGCTTTGAGTTGGAGTGCGGTTGCTACGCCCTTGCCTGCCTTGGCTTCGATAGCTACAAAGTGGCCGTTAACGCAACAGAGAAAGTCGGGGACGCCACTGCTTCCGTAGCCAGTACCAATGGGCATGGCGTAGTAGATGTTGTGGGCTTTGAGGATTGCCTTGATCTTTGCTTTGACCTTGGCTTCAGGTGTGGTTGCCATCTAACACTCCAGTTGTTTATGGAGTCAATATAGCACACCACTTTACTTTGTCAATAGTACAGGCGTAAAAAAACCGCCCGAAGGCGGTTGGGGGTTACCCTAACAATGTTAGGTTGGTTTACTTCATCGTGCTGATCTCACGAGTCAGATACCACTGCGCTTTGCGCAAGTCTTCGAGCTTGTTGCCTTTGTGGTCGGCACGAGTTAGGTACTTCACCACGTTGCCGATGTTGTAGTTGAGCTTCTTTGCTTCGATGAAGTCGATGGTCTCAATTCCACCTACTTTGTAATGGGCAGGATGGTCTACTGGGTCGAACATTTCGATCTGCATAGGTGTGTTGGATGAAGTAATGGACAGAGTTTTCCAACCCTTTATCGTCTCATCCATAATTTTCTTGTGCTCAGCCATCCCTTTCTTTATCTTAGGTAGCGTAAGCGTAGTCTTCTTCGCCTTCACTCCGGCTTTCTTCTTTGCGTTCCACAGCACTGTGTATACGTACTGAAGTCCAACGCCAATAGCCTCGGCTACCTCTGCGGGTTTGGCCTTTGGGTTCTTGGCTACGTAGTTACGCACTTGTGCGGCTTTGGTTACTTTTTTGATTGTCATGGTTTATTTCCTGTTTGGTTGTTAACGTACTCGGTAAGAACTTCTCTCATCTTGGCTTGCTTTGACATTCGATGGTTGGTGTCGAAATAATCCATCACCTCTTTCGGCAGTCGCAAGCTCGTGCAAGTTAATGCGGGTTTCTTACCAAGCCCCCGCCCCTTGCGTTTCTTCTCTAACTTTAAATACTCAATTCCTGTGGTCAAAATGTTGCCTCCTCATAATCCTGTTGTGGCTTCTTTAGTTTGGGGAATCGCTTCGGGTCTAGCCGTGTGAACGGCCACCACGCCATTAGCTCTTCCTGAGTCAGCACTTTGTTTGACAAGGGCTTCGTAGTATCCTTTTGGGTACTTTGCTTTTTGCTTAACATATTTTCTTAGCCAGTCGGCTCCTCCTAATTCTTTAAACATAAGCCACTCAATATCAGACATTCGCATGTTGCGACCCTTAAGTGGCTCGGGCGGTTTAGGTCTCGGCATTATCTTTTCATCCCCCGTACAAATACAGCAAAGGATGCTGACGTATCTCCACCATTTTTCATCATGTCAAACTCTTGCGCTACTTCCTCTAGCGTATTGTTGCGTATCTTCTCGGATACCTCGTTGAGTTGAGCTTTGACCATTTGACGTTTACGCCAACCCATAGCTTTCTCCCACATGTTGAGTTCAGGTTCCTTCATGTACCCTCCAGTACTTCAAAAATTACTTTCTTAACTCTGCCGTATGCGTCTGCTTTGGTATACGGCATCGCTAGGATGTTATCTATCTCACACAACGCATCGTAGTACTCAATACCTCGCATTGCGTGTTGTAGTTTGTACTCGTCATCGGGGTACTCAAACTCAAGTACGGCTTTCATAAGCGGCCCCGTTGGTTAAGCGAATAAGTAGTCTTGCTTTACGCCACGTTCTACGTATATCGGTTTGAGAGGAGTTAATCCACTTAAACTTAGGGTGGTCGTAACCCCGCAAGGGGATTACTTTGGATTGATATTTCATTTCGTCTTTCATTTAGATTCTCCTAACATTGTTAGCTTGTTTCACTATGTTAGTTCCCGATCTGCCGTAAGCAAAACAAAGACTTCGGTAGTGGCTCGGCAACCCACACCCTCGATCATCTGCTCAGGCTCTACTAACTTCAACATACCCAACTTACCTCTCATGTCAAGTGGGAGTGTATTATCATCGTAAAGTTGTACTTCGTCACCTGTTTTAACTACGTACTTTCCATTAGATAGCAAGACTAGGCTCGTACCCTTATCGGCTTTGAACTTAGCTTCTATGTCAGTAACAGTTAGCATCTCAGCTTCCGCCTCTCGTAGCTTGGCTAGGTTGTGCGCTTGTCCACTGATTACTGCATACTTCTTAAATTCGTCAGGGTGTTGTATAAACGCAAACGCTTTCATAAGCGGTACTAGACTATGTAAAGCACTCTGATGATCTCCACGCTTGCGACTTGTTTGTCTGCCAACAACTCGGTTAGCTTCTGCCAACGCTTCGTTCACACGCTCGCCTACACTCTTGTTGCTGAATGTTTTCTTGATAGCGGCTAGGGCTTTCTTAGCATCCTTAGTGCGATACGCGCTTATACGCTCACGCTCACTCCTGATCGCATTGCTAGTGATAGAGAATATGTGACCACCCGCATCGTGCCGATAGTCTCGGTCGATCTGCCCAATCTCTTCTCCATCTTTGAATACCTTGAACTTACAAATTGTGATCCGTGGGCGACTGTCTGCGGTCTCACTCTTAACATTCCCATAATACTCATGTACCTTGAACTCCCATGTCGGGTTCTCGGTGATGACCTTCCACATGATCTCATCCAGTGGCTTCTCCACCTTGAAGTCAAAGTCACTCTTACGCCTACCACACAATAGCTTATCGTTGATGGTGACGTTACTCAATGTCATTGCGGTGCTTGCATCCATGATCTACTCCTTACCATTCAAACTTTTTAATGATCGCATCTACCTTGGCTTTCACCTCGGTGCGATGGTGCTCGTCTTCTTTGATTGCATCTATGTTAGTACCTAACATTGTTAGCTCTAGTTCCTTGCGTGCTTCCTCCAACTTGGGGTCGTTGGTGATGTTCATCTTAGTAAGCAATGAGCAAAGCTCTAGCGGGTTGCTCACCAGTGTGTCGTGGTATCGCTTCTTACCACCCGATGTGTCGTCGAGTTTCTTGGACATGCCTACTAGCATTTCATGTAACCTCTCCCATGGCTCACGCATAGCGTCAGCTAGCTTGTTGTCTTGTTGTGCAGTGAACTCTGCTTGCATCTCGGCTAAGTCATTCGCGGGTATGTCTAAGCGAAAGTCACCCGCCTCCGGTACAGGCTTAACTGTTCTACGAAACCCAAACTTCAGCTTCACTTCTTCAAGCTCAGGATAGTCCTCGGCTCTGTACATCTTGCCTAGGTGCGTAGGTGCATCCTTCACTAGCTCAGGGTATGCGTGAAAGAATGAGCCACACATTGCATTGAACGTCTGCTCGTATGCGTTCATGGTCTGCTTGTATTCCATAAATAATGCAGTCGGCAACATACGCTCGCCCTTGTCTGCCCATGGTAGCGTTCGCTGATTGTGATAGAGCCTAACCTTGGCGGCAAAGTTCTCGATCTCCTTACGCAAGTTAGTACCTGCGAATAGGTTCTTGTGGACACGCGCTGCGTCTACGACTGCTGATGCGTCAGTATTCACTTGTGCCGTTGTATCGCGGTCTAGCTTTGATGCAGGCCACACGCTGATGTTCAATTCCACTAACACTGCTGATGCACTAATACTCATTTTGGTTCTCCATATACTTGGGTTGCGATTGTGGCAAAGCGGTTGATTGCTTCGAACTTGGATACTTTGTTGGTCTTAAATGTATGAGCCAAGGTCATAGCTAAGATAACCATGCCCTCGCCATTAGAAACTTCTTGCTCAGCGAACCGCCTAACGATTCGTATACCTTCGTTCTTCATTTCTTCGGGTGTCATTTCAGTTCTCCTGTGGTTTACCGGCTAATCTAGCCATTTGATATTTACTGTCGCCTATGATTTGCATACTGAAGTTGGCTTCGTTCGGGTACACATGGTAGGTGTACGGCTCAGTCATACCCAACTCCTTGCGCCTGTCCTCACTCCAATACTTCTCTTCGTATATCTCTGCGCTTTCTAAGACTTCCACTAACTGCATGGCTTTCTCTTTGGGCATGATGTACTTCTTGTATCCAATATCTACTATTACCATACTGCCTCCCTTAATCCATAATGTGAATCGTTCTACCATTGTCAGCAACAGCATCGTTACCTCCTGTGATTACCCACATAGTCGGTGCTGTCCATTCGCTACCCCAGTTGGGTACATAGCCATCGGTCAACACGATGATGCACTCGGGCTTGATAGCCTCGTCACGCAAGTATTGAGATACGCAACTAGGGTCAGTGCCCCCGCCACCCTTGGGTTTGGTCGAGCTAACAATGTTAGATACTTCCGCACCCTCATACTTCTCATGCCCCGCTACATCACCATCCCAATAGATCAGATCAACCATCTCGGGGTTGACTTCCTCAGCCACGCCTTTCACCTCGGCTAAGAATTCGTCAAGCTCACGCCCACCGATGGAGCCCGATGTATCTATGGCTACTACGATGTGTCCAACCTTCTCACCGATCATGCTCGGCATATACATACCGGCAGACAAGTATCTGCGGTTGACTCTGCGCCATGACGATGTGTCCTTGTTGTTGCATGTAGCTTTCACATACTCGCGTAGTTCCTCACGCCAGTTGATCTTGGGTTGTAAGTGTTCATCAATCTCACGCCCCACACCACCCGCACCTTTGCCATGTGCCTTCTCATGCGCCATGACACCCTGACGAATAGCTTGGTCGATCTCACGCTCAAGGGTTTTCTTCTCCTCCTCGCTCATCTCTCTCGCACCATCCCAATCGTGGTCATCGAACCCACCACCCCCATCGCTCTCTTCGAGTAGGTCGAACACTTGCTTGGAGTTCATGCCCTTGAACTGTGGGTCGTACAGTCCCATGCGCTGACCTTTCATAATCCCATCCTTGTACTTAGGCATGGAGATCACATCCTCGTTAGGGTCGAGTTCATGAAGCATCAGGTTAATAACGTAGTCACAAGCACTGTTGGCACGGCTATGATTCTCGTCATTGAGTTTCTTCCATGTAGTCAAGTGTCGGTACATTTTGTGCGACACCTCATGCGCCACAACAAATGCCAGTTCTTTATCGGTCAAAGCCGCCACAAACTTACGCCCATACTTCTCATCCCTACCATTGGTAGACGCAGTGGGTATGTCATCCACTACGCTAGTACGGCCAACCATCATCACACCTTGGAGTAAGGCGAACTTAGGATTACGCATGAGCGTGATCTTGGCCTTCTGCAATTTACGTTCTTCTAACATTGTTAGGTTCTTTCTTCGTTTAATATGTTTGCTAATTTCTGACACACATCTTGGTCGGCATGCTCGAACAAAGTCTTGCAGTCCTTCAAGTCATACAAACAGTACCCTCGTATATACAAAGTACCATCCTCAAGGTCGGTCACCCATCTTGCGATGTACCTATTACCCCTACGCATCAGGTCTTCGGGAGTCATTCCACTGAACTTAGAGTAAGTCATGGTTCTTAGCCACCCAATCAGCGAACGCCTTGCAACTGAACGCAATGCTCTGTTTGCTTGGTGTCTTGGCAATGTTGATAGCGAACACCGCTTGCCACTCTGCATCGAATCGTTGTAGGTACTCCATGAATGGGGCAATGGTTGTCTTGTCTACCCGAGCAATCGCACCGAATACCACAATGGCACAAGCACCCGCTGACGTAGGTATTGCCGTGGTCTTGGGATGCGTGATCGTTGACTCCCATGTCGGCAACTGATCTGAGAACTCAATGTATGCTTGCATATCCCGAGCGGCTGACTCACCCACCGCACCTGACAAAGCCGCGATCACAGTCTCAGGGTCGTTATCTTTGCGAGACCTAACAATGTTAGACGCTGTCTCAAGCGAGCGTGGTGATACGAAAGCCTTCTGAGAGTTCTTAGGGTTGTAGATGTAGGGGTTGTCGCCTTGCCCTGCGTCTGTGTAGCTAGCCATTGCATGAGGGAAACGATTCACCCACGCAATCACCTCGGGCTCGATACCCTTACCGATAGCCCACTCAATCCATTGCTCGGCATCGGGTTTGCTGATCGTTACGGGAACCAGTCGGTTACGGCTATGCGCTTTCAGGTTATCGCCCACGCCGTCTGTTGAAAGGTTACCAGTAAGAAAGACAATGGTAGTGTTCGGGTCAAGCGGTATGTCACCGAGTCTAGGGTTTGCCTTCTCTAGCATAGGGTGAAGCATATTCTTCACGGGCTCTGCACCCTTGGTGAACTCATCGAGCATGATGACCATGGGTTTGCCAGTATGAATACCAAAGCGTGCATTAGGGTAATACCTAGTAGTCTTGGTATCGTGGTCGATCACAGGCATGGCAATGTCGCCCAAGTCCATGTTCGGCACGTCTATGTATGCGTACTCGTAGCCCAAGCCGTTAGCAATACTCTCCAATAGGGAAGACTTGCCGATACCCGGCTCACCTTGTAGGAGAAAGCGCGTAGTTGGATTGGTGCGAATCAGGTTCGCGGCTTGTTTGAGGGTAATTGATTTACCGAATTTGATCTCTGACATATCTAATCCTTCTGATTTAAGTTACTGATTTTCTAATATACCTAACAATGTTAGGTCGGCTAATCTGACATGGTTCTTCCACATCAGCTTATATTATACCACAATGTTATGGTAAAGTCAAGTCCTTTCGTCATGGGTCTGACTAAAGAATTAGCAACCGCTCGTTTGATTTCTGTATCCGATCAATCTCTTCTTGTGATGGCATCTTCGTTATGTACGACTCGTACTTGTCGTTGGGTAACTGATTCGGTTTGAGTGGTCGCTTCTCGATCATCTCATCGCTGTGCCACTGCATCATGATCTTGTCCAGCATCCGCTCGACTGCGCTTACTGGAATATCCACATCCATGTCATGCCCCACCAGTGGGTTGCGGTGTGTATACGGCATGGACAGAGCTAACAATGTTAGGGTCATGCGGTAATAGTTGTCGACCTTGCCCTCCTCGGGTTGGTCATCGCGTATCGCTGCAAAGAAACTCTTGCACTGCTTAGAGTATGCGTACCACAGGGTCTCCTCTGGGTTTGTATTGTGTACTAGCCCCAAGCATCTGTAACCCTGCGGCTTGAACTCCATGAGCTTCACAGATTCGAGTGCGGGTTGCCACACTTGCTCGGTTCTCCCTTGGTTCCTCCCGCCTTGCCACACCCCCCGCTCTTTGTACTCGTAGCCAATGCAGTCGGCAATCTCCATCATGGACATGCGAATGTCTTTGCCCTCCACATCTTTGCGTAACGAGAGGAAGCCACCGAAGTACTTGAGGAACCCTGAGTACTGCGACCTAACAATGTTAGATGCCTTGCGGTTAACGTAGTGTGAGTAAACCACATCCTTCTCAAGCACACTCAGGCACTCGCCTTCACAACTTAATGTGAGCGAGCCGTTCTGTTTAAGCACATGGCGTTCACCACCGAGGATGATGCCCACCTTCTTGCGGTCTAGCCAAGCGGGTATATCTAGCACGCGACCGATCATCCCTGACTCCATTAGTCCTGTGTACTTAGGTGTAATGATGATCTTGTCGTCTGGTGTAAACGTAAGCAGGGGCGAGCGGTAGTTAAGCAACTCGATGTTCCCATTCTCACCCTCTCGGATTGAATAGATGTCAATGTCCTCACGTCTGCCGAGCGGTATGCAAGGTGTCGGGCTTGATCTGCCGTGTTTGTCGACCTCGGGTGTGCGACCTCTGATCGGCTTGGTTTTCTTGAGGCGTGCCTTTGCATCTGCGTGGTTACGGATACGTGGCAAATAATAGGTTGAGGCATGGAGCCCCGTCTGTCTTTCTTTCATGATTACTCCATTAGTTCTGCGGGTGCGCGTAGGCGCAGGGCTTTTACGTTCTTGAGCGTGGGGTACTTCAGGCAGAAGCGTTCCCTTGCGGTGCTTATATCTTTAGCCTCGGCAACCTCAGTCACCCAATAGCCAAAGCGGTTACTCCACCCTGTGAGCAGGTATTTAGCTAACATTGTTAGGGTCTCCAATAAAGTAGGTCAAGTGCAAGCACTATGCAAGCACACAAAATAACAATGCGTTCGAGTTTCTCCCATCGTGTCATCATTTGATCTCCCCGTTCATGTCCTTCATTAGTATTACCAAGTCTTCCATCAAGTCCTGAATGGTGTCGCCTCGGATTGCGTGGATAGGTTCAACGCCCAAGTCCTCGGCCATCTGCATCACATCCGCAAACAACTTATCCCAACCCTTAGTCCAGTCGGCCATGTCATACCAACCGATTGGGTAGATTTCGTGGTCGGAGAATAAGTAGCCCCAATACATCATCTCTTTCTTTTTACCCATATCAGCCCCTCAGTTCTTTTTGGTTTGTTTGCTTGAGCGTTACTCTTGCGCTGGCAGGTGTAACAAGTTGGTAGTTGCCCTTGCCGTATTCTTGGACTACGCACCAACTCATGCGTTCTTCTCGGGCGGCTTCTTCACCGCAGAATAGGCAGACTCGGTAGCCTAGTGACCACCGCTCACTGTGTATATCGTCACCGCAGTTGCGGCACTCTTTCCAATCTGACAAACTTGTTTGGCGTGTCGACATAACTAACCTTTCTAATTGACCTAACATTGTTAGGGTGCTTCTAACGGGCGGGATTGCCCCTAGATGGTTTTATCCCATCTAACTTATATTATACCACAAAGTTATGTCAAAGTCAAGTTCTTTAGTCTTGGGGGAGACGAAAGTGAGACGCGAACTTGTTCGAGGAAGCACGAAAGGTAATGTTATAAAGTTATGTTATATTTTAAGTGGGGTCGGCAGTAGGGTTATTGTGGAGGGGCAGAAATGGGATGTTATGAAAGCAAATGGGGGTGCGTTATGAAAAAAGGGGAAATGTAACGAAAATTAAGGTAAACGTAACGTGAAACGTAACACGGGGTTCTCCTCTGTAAATGATGTTTTTTTAATATAATGTTATAATGTTATGTGTTTTTTAAGAAAGGGTATGTGGTCTCCAAAATTATTATTTGCGCAATACACTTTGCACTTCTGAGCAACGTCACTGCCTCAAAACTTTTGTAACTCGTACCCCTTTCCAAAAAACGCGTAACATTATAACTTTCTAGGTTTCATGCGGGTTGCGGGGCGTTACGTGCGTAACATTAGCTCGTAACATTAGAAAAAACATAACATTGTTAGATCGGTTGCTACCGCCGCCCAGAGAACTGGTATTCAGATCGAGGTCACTTGCTACTGCCGACCAGAGAACTGGTATTCAAATCGACCTAACATTGTTAGGTGCGAGCAGACGCAAAAAAGCCCGCACTAGGCGGGCTCAGATAGGGGTAAGGGTTTCCCCTTACCTGTGGTTTACTCTATTGTTGTTGGGTCAACACCCATGGCAATCAGTGCCGAGGTGATATGGGTTTGACAGTCACGCTCTTTGTCACTCAGGCTCTCAGCGTTTTTCGTGGCCTTATAGAGTGTGCTCAGTTCCTCGATAAGACGCAAGGTCAGCGAACGGTTTTGACGTGCACCTACGCTAGAAGTCTCAGCCGTTGGCGTTTCACCCTCGGCAGTTTTTGGCTCAGCGTGCTCTTGCGCATACTTGCGAACCCGAGCCCATACAGTTGACGGGTTACTATGCTTTGCACTATTTAAAACCTTGAACAACTCTTTTTTCTCAGCGTGAACCTTTTTGGCGTCGTCGCCTTTGTCTCCATGTTCTACCCTATACCAAAACTCAGGCAACTCAGCGCAAAGGCGAATACCATAGTCACGCTCAGCGCCATAGGCTCGGGTGACGGCTTCGCCGACGTTGTTGCGCAAATCGGAAAGGGACAAAGTGGAAATTGTAGTAACTGTTGACATGATCTAATAACCTCTAATGAAACCAAGTAAACGGACTTGGAAACCGCCACAAGCATTTTGCTTGCTTGAATATATTATACCACAAAAAAGTGGCAATATCAATTTAAGCGTGAACAATAATTAGGCTAACATTGTTATGTCGTTTGAAAAAAGTTGAAAGTTGAGAGGGTACTGGGAGGGCACCCCAACAACGTGCCAAGAGGAATCCTAGAAATACCTTACACACTGTGCAGCTCAAACGATCTCGCGTTTTAAAATTCCGCCACACAGAACACCCCCCGGGTCTAAGTAAAAACCCTAATCACAAAAAATTTTTGCAAAAATTTAAAAACGATGTTACATTTCAGCCTTCATTACTCATTGGTGCGCTTACCCGGTGATTAAACTAGAACCTACTGCGGAACATCCCGTTCCTTTTGATGTATCCGAAGAGTCACCTAAGACTCAGAAGGATGCCATTGCTATTGCTGTAAATACTGCTGACTTTATTAAAGAGCTTGGTGGTGGAATTGACTTCAACGAGAAGGACGGTAAGCAGGTCGTTGATCTGATTACTAAAGCAGCCAAGACACCCAAGCACATCAAGTCATCCGGTCAAGCTGCGGCTGCCCTAGCAATACTAAAGAAGTACGACTTTCAGGCTATTGCTGATGCGCAACAAGCACGTAACTTAATCACAAACAAGCTAATTGAACTAGCTGACTGCGGCGACCTGAAGATTGAGATCAAGGCTCTTGAGCTGCTCGGCAAACATTCAGACATTGGCATCTTTACTGAACGCAGTGAGATTACTGTGCACCACACAACATCCCAGTCTCTTGAGAATTCAATCAAAGAGCGGATCAAACGCTTGCTGCACAGCGACGTAACAGACATTACCCCACTCGACGACCTAGATGCTCAATTGGGAACCCCATCAGAAGTTCTGGATACTGAAGAATACATAGAAGACGAAACCCGCGAAGACGTACCTGAAGAATCTAAAGATGAGTGAGTCACAGATTTCATTGAAAGACTTAGAAGGGCTTGTTGATACCGGCAAGCTTTCGGATACTGACCTGCGTGTACTAGAGAAACAGCTAATCCACTTAGAAAAGCTAAAACAACGGGAACTTGCGCAAGAGAAGTTCATTCAGTTTACGGCCCGAGTCTGGCCAACCTTTATTTCGGGTAAACACCACAAGCGGATGGCCGAAGCTTTTGAAAGGGTAGCCCGTGGAGAATGCAAGCGTCTCATTATTAATATGCCTCCTCGCCACACTAAGTCAGAGTTTGCCTCTTACTTACTACCTGCTTGGTTTTTGGGCAAGTTTCCGCACAAAAAAGTCATTCAAAGCTCAAATACAGGCGAATTAGCGGTCGGTTTTGGCCGAAAAGTGCGAAATTTGGTGGATTCTGAGGTCTACAGCGAGATATTCCCTGATTTACATCTGCAAGCGGACTCAAAAGCAGCCGGTCGGTGGAATACCAGCAAGGGTGGTGACTATTTTGCGATTGGTGTGGGTGGTACGGTGACCGGTAAGGGTGCTGACCTGCTCATTATTGATGATCCACACTCAGAACAAGAGGCTGCACAGGCCGCAAGTAACCCAGACATCTACGATAAGGTGTTTGAGTGGTACACATCTGGCCCTAGACAGCGTTTGCAGCCGGGCGGGTCGATTGTTATTGTGATGACACGCTGGTCACAGCGCGATTTGACCGGTCAAGTGCTTAAAAATGCTGCACTGCGGGGTGAAAACGACTGGGAAGTGATTGAATTTCCGGCTATTTTGCCCTCTGGAAACCCACTTTGGCCTGAGTTTTGGAGCAAAGAAGAGCTCGAAGCACTGCACGAAGAACTGCCAAATGCTAAGTGGCAAGCCCAGTATCAGCAGAATCCCGTGGGAAATGAGTCGGCAATTATTAAGCGCGACTGGTGGAAGATATGGCCGCACGAAAGAGCACCCCAATGTGACTACATTTTGCAGACATGGGACACGGCGTTTGAAAAAACACAGCGGGCTGACTATTCGGCAGGCACAACTTGGGGTATCTTCAATTGTGAAGAAGATGATATGCGCCCTAACATCATATTACTCAACACCTACCGCAAGCGTGTGGAGTGGGTGGACTTGAAGAAAGATGTGCTAAACGAGTACAACGATTGGGAGCCAGACGGCATGTTGATTGAGAAGAAGGCCACGGGCGGCCCGCTCATTTACGAACTGCGTGCTATGGGTATACCTGTGCAAGAATTTACGCCGGGTAAGGGGCAAGACAAAATTGCCCGCTTGAACGCAGTATCGGACATAATCGCTTCTGGGAAAGTGTGGGTTCCCGATACTCGTTGGGCCGAAGAATTGGTTGATGAGATTGGGGCGTTCCCGTCAGGCGAGCATGATGACTTGGTTGACGCGACAACACTTGCTTTAATGCGCTTTAGGCAAGGTGGATTCCTCCGACTTCCTAGTGATGAACTAGATGAAGTTAGATTGTTTAAATCGGGCAGACGCGCAGCGTACTACTAAGGATTAATAATGGCTACAAGTTCAATTGAAAAAAGTTTATATGCAGCACCTCTTGGTATTGAAGAAGAGCTAGGTGGAATGGCTGATATTGAAATTGAGATTGAGAACCCAGAGGGTGTTCGCATTGGCATGGACGGCTTAGAGATTGAGATTGAGCCCGGTGAAGATAACGAAGGCGAAGAGTTTGACTCTAACCTTGCTGAGTTTATAGATGAGGGCGAGCTGCAAAAGATTGCTGAAGACATCATGGGTGATGTTGATAGTGACATCGGCTCCCGCAAAGACTGGGTTGAGATGTTCGTCAAAGGACTAGATGTTTTGGGGATGAAGTATGAAGAGCGTACTGAGCCGTGGCTCGGTGCTTGCGGTGTTTACTCAACGGTACTTACAGAAGCTGCTGTACGGTTCCAAAGCGAAACAATTATTGAAACGTTCCCGGCTCAAGGCCCCGTCAAAACAGAGATCATTGGCGCTATTGATAAGCTTAAAGAGCAGGCAGCGGAGCGTGTTAGAGAAGACATGAATTACCAACTGACAGAAGTAATGTCAGAGTATCGCCCCGAGCACGAGCGCATGTTGTTTAACTTAGGTCTAGCTGGATCGGCGTTTAAGAAAGTTTATTTTGATCCCAGTTTGGGACGTCAGACTTCGGTGTTTATTCCTGCTGAAGACATCATTATTCCTTACGGCTCTTCCGGTGCTCGTACAGCAGAGCGCGTGTCTCACATTATGCGCAAGACAAAGAACGACATTAAGAAGTTGCAAGTAGCGGGCTTCTATAAAGACGTTGAGTTGGGTGAACCTGCACAAGTACACACAGATGTAGAGAAGAAGAAAGCCGATGAGCAAGGCTACTCACTTACGGATGATGATCGCTATCAGATTTATGAAATCCAGATTGACTACAACTTACCCGGCTATGAAGACGAAGATGAGATTGCTCTTCCGTACATTATCTCTATTGATAAAGGCACAAACAAAATCCTCTCTATCTACCGCAACTGGGAAGAGGAAGACACTCTCAAAATTAAGCGCCAGCATTTTGTCCAGTACGACTACATACCCGGCTTTGGTGCTTATGGCTTTGGTTTCATACACCTTATTGGTGGCTATGCCCGAGCCGGTACATCTCTTATTAGACAACTCATTGACGCTGGCACGCTGAGCAATTTGCCCGGTGGTCTGAAGACACGCGGTCTGCGAATCAAAGACGACGATACCCCAATCTCTCCCGGTGAGTTCCGCGACATGGACGTGCCTTCTGGTTCAATCCGCGACAACATCATGGCTCTGCCATACAAAGAACCATCACAGGTTCTGGCGGGCCTCTTAGATAAGATCACTGAAGAAGGTCGCCGACTGGGTTCTGTTGCTGACATGAAGGTCAGTGATATGAGTGCTAACGCACCGGTAGGTACAACACTGGCTATTCTTGAACGCCAATTGAAAACCATGAGCGCGGTGCAGGCTCGTGTGCACTACTCGATGAAGCAAGAGTTTAAGCTCTTGAAGAACATCATCCGTGACTATGCGCCAAATGAGTATGAGTATGACCCAGCCAGCGGTGACCGCATGGCCAAGCAGTCTGACTACGATGCAGTTGATGTCATTCCAGTAAGCGACCCCAACAGCGCGACGATGGCTCAGCGCATCATGCAGTATCAAGCTGTGATGCAGTTGGCGCAGCAGGCTCCGCAGATTTATAACCTGCCTGTCTTACATCGTCAGATGATAGAAGTGTTGGGCGTAAAGAACGCTGACAAGCTTGTGCCTACAGAGGACGACGAGAATCCAAAAGATCCTATCAGCGAGAACATGGGCTTCCTCAAAGGTGAGCCCACTAAAGCGTTTATCTACCAAGACCAAGATGCTCACATCGCTGTGCATACGACGTTCATGAAAGATCCGATGATCGCGGCGCAGATGGGTCAGAACCCCATGGCTCAACAGATGCAAGCTGCTATTCAAGCACACATTGCAGAACACTTAGCATTTGCGTATCGCCGCAAGATTGAAGAGCAGATGGGCGTGCCATTGCCACCACCCGGAGAGCAGTTGCCAGAGCAGGTGGAAGTTCAGTTGTCTCAGTTGGTTGCGCAGGCATCCGCTCAGCTTCTTAATGCAAACATGGCTCAGCAACAACAGCAGCAAGCACAACAAATGGCGCAAGACCCGCTCGTGCAGATGCAGCAAGCTGAACTTCAGATTAGCGCTAAAGAAGCCGAGACTAAGTTACTCAAAGTTCGTGGTGAGTTGCAACTTAAAGCTGAGGAGTTGGCGCTCAAAGCACGCGAGAGCGCGGCTAAGGTGGGTGAAGATCCGAACATGGCAGCACTGCGTATGCAGCAAGAGATTATGCAGTCGCAAGAGCTACATGCGTTAGAGGTTGCAAATCAGCAACAACAGCAGCAGATTCAAGCTCAACAAGCCCAGCAAAAAATGATGCAGGGGCAACAACCGCCCGGTAAAGGATAAATATGGACAGAAGAATCCTAGATTTGCTCTCCTCTAAACTCGAAGAGCATCGTAAGAGTCAAGTTGAAGTTTTGTGTGATGGTAGCGCGAAATCCTACGATCACTACAGAGAATTGTGCGGTTTTATCCGAGGTCTCCAGATCGCACAGTATGAAATAGGTGACCTCGTGCGTAAACTTAAGGACTCTGAAGATGACTGAATTTGATGTAAAAGCGGTGGACTTATCGGCGGTACTCAATGTATCTGCTGAGGAGAAAGCCAAACAAGTGCCTGATCCAGCGACGTACCACATTCTGTGTATGTTGCCCAAGGCCGAAGAGGAGTTTAGCGAGACTGGGATTTTGAAGTCTGCTACTGCTATGCATCACGAGGAGCTTTTATCCCCCGTGTTGTTTGTGGCCAAGATTGGCCCCGATGCGTTTAAAGACGCCACCAGATTTCCGTCTGGCCCAAGCTGCAAAGTTGGTGATTTTGTGTTAGTACGTCCTAACACGGGAACCCGCATGAAGATTCACGGTACAGAATGGAGACTCATTAATGATGACTCTATTCAAGCGGTCGTACAAGACCCCCGTGGCATTCAACGTCCAACTTAAGGAGTAGATTATGGCCAAAGACGAAGAATATAAATTCCCCGACGAGATAGAAACTAAAGCCGACAAGGAAGAAAAAGTCGAGTATGAAATTGAAGGCGATGGTGAAACGCAAGTTGAGGTAGTAGACGACACCCCCGAGGAAGACCGTGGGCGTAGCCGCATGGAAGATCCCCCCAAGGATTTTGCCGACGACGAACTAACTAAGTACGATGAAGGTGTGCGTAAGCGCATTCAGCATTTTACAAAGGGCTATCACGAAGAACGCCGTGCTAAAGAATCAGCAGAGCGGGAGAGAGAAGAAGCCCTGCGTATTGCTCAAGCTGTGGTTGAAGAAAATAAAAAGCTCAAGGGCTCTTTGAATACTAACCAGCAAGCCCTGTTAGAACAGGCTAAAAAAGTAGTTGGTAACGAGGTTGAAAAAGCCAAGGCCAGATACAAAGAAGCCTATGAATCAGGTGACTCAGACGCTATTGTAGATGCGCAGGAAGCATTGATCTCCGCTAAATCCAAGATGGAGCGCGTGAACAATTTTAAGCCTGCCCCTTTACAAGAGGAAAAAACTGAGGTACAAATACAACAACAAGTTACAAAACAGCCACCAGTAGATCAAAAAGCTCTGGCTTGGCAATCAGAAAATAAGTGGTTTGGTGCTGATGATGAGATGACTAGCTTTGCACTTGGACTCCACACCAAGCTAGTTAAATCTGGAGTTGATCCTCAGTCCAACGAGTATTACGAGAAGTTAAATTCTCGAGTTAGACAAGTTTTCCCAGATCAGTTTGAGTCTGAGAAACCGGTGAATGCGCCAACTTCGCCGAAAAGATCAAACGTTGCACCTGCAACCCGTAGCACAGCGCCTAAAAAGATCGTGCTTACGCAGACACAGGTGAATATCGCCAAGCGGCTTGGAGTTCCTTTGGATCTCTATGCTCGTAAGGTTGCGGAAGAACAGTTAAGGAAATAAAATGGAAAAGTCAACACGTTTAGCACGAGAGCTCGATACCCGCGAAAAGACGGAGCGCCCAAAACATTGGATGCCCCCTCAACTTCTACCTGATCCCAATCCGGAACCGGGTTATGCGTTTCGCTGGATCCGAATTGCCTCGCTTGGCAAAGACGACGCCACTAATATTTCTGGAAAGTTACGCGAAGGCTGGGAACCTGTAAAGGCTTCTGACCACCCTGAGATTCGTATATTTGGCTCTAGCAGTAATGCAAGATTCCCAGACAGCGTTGAAGTGGGCGGTTTGTTGCTTTGCAAAACACCTGTGGAATTTACTGACCAACGCAATTCGTACTATCGCAATCAAGCGGAAGCACAAATGCAATCAGTAGACAACACTTACATGCGCGAGAATGATCCGAGGATGCCTATGTTTAAAGAACGTAAGTCCACGGTCACTTTCGGAAAAGGTACTTAAATTTTTTTGGAGACTTAAAATGTCAATGACCAATACCCCCTATGGCCTGCGAGCCATAAATCGTAAC